GGGACGTCAGCGAGCAAGACAATATCAGTTCTACTATTCTTGATTCATCTATCACAGTCGGACAAGACAAAGAAGTTGACTAGTGTAGTAGCAGAAAGTATCCCACATTTAAAACGTGGAGCAATGAGAGACTTTAAGAATATTATGCAAGCTCATGGATATTGGAAGGACGGTTTATGGAATGCAACAGATAGTATATATACTTTTGAGACTGGTAGTCAGATGGAGTTCTTTTCAGCAGATAACCCTACAAAGTTAAGAGGTGGTAGACGTGATAGATTATTCATGAATGAAGCTAACAACATGACACTTGATATGTTTAATGAGTTAGAGGTTAGAACTAAAGAGCTTGTTTATCTTGATTGGAATCCAACACATGAGTTTTGGTTCTATACAGATGTTAAAGGAACAAGAGAGGATGTAGAGTTTATCACATTAACATATAAAGACAATGAAGCATTAAGCAAGGAGATTGTAAGTTCTATTGAAGCAAGAAAAGGTAATGCTAGATGGTGGAGAGTCTACGGATTAGGGGAGCTTGGCGAGTTAGATGATAAAGTTTATACTGACTGGCAAATTATAGACGAGATACCACATGAAGCTAGACTAGAGAAAAGAGGGTTAGACTTCGGCTATACTAATGACCCTACTGCTATAATAGATATATATAAATATAATGGAGGATTTATCTTTGATGAGGTATGTTATCAGAAAGGACTTAGCAACAGAGATATATCAAACATTATAAAAGACTTAGACAGAACGCTTACAGTAGCAGATAGCTCAGAGCCTAAGAGTATTGATGAAATTAAGAGTTATGGTATAAATATAATAGGAGCTAAGAAGGGAAAGGACAGTGTTAACCAAGGAATTAACTTTATACAGGATCAAAAGGTTAGTATTACAAAGAGAAGTGTTAACATGATAAAGGAGTATAGAAACTACTTATGGTTAATAGATAAGCAAGGAAAGACACTCAACACACCGATAGACATGTTCAATCATGCAATGGATGCCATAAGATATGCCTTAGAAGGATACAGAGTGCCGATGATAAACAATTTTAATAAAACAGTGATACGTTCATATAACTAAAGGGAGAATTTAAAACTATGACAGCACAAAAGATAAGTGAGTTAGCTTACAAAGAAATAACAAATTTTAAAGATAAGAAAGTTAAAATAACAGATGGCTATTCTTTTAGTCAATTTAAAACTGTAAATAGAATATACCTTTATTTGAATGATCAGTTTGTTACAAGAAAAGATGATGCTATATTTTGGAATCTATCAACACCAAGAATCCCACACTTTTCAAAGAACTTAGACTTAGATACTAAAGACATCCAGCCTATTGGTGAGGGTGAAGTATCTTTTTATCAGACTTGGGCTTTAAGAATTAAGTTTAGGAAATGGTTAAATGATAGAAATTTCGGCATTGATATGGATGACATGATTCAGTATACATCTAGTTACGGTTCATCTATATGGAAAATCATTGACTCAGAAGACGGTAAAGACGTTGATATTGAATTAGAAGACTTAAGAAAGATATTCTTTGATCCTACTGTTGAGACTGTTCGTGATAGTGATTGGATTAGTAAAGTACATTATCTAACTAAATCAGATCTTAAAGATAAAGAAGGAGCTTGGGATAATGTTGAGAGAGCTTTAAAGTATGGCAAGAAAGCCTCTAACTTTGGAGGTAGTAATGATAAAGCATTTAACAGCTTTGACAAAAACTATTCAGACTTAAAATATTATGAAGTAATTGAAAGATGGGGATATGTAGATGAAGATGGGGATATGGTTTATAAGCATGTTATATTTACAGGAAAAGGAGAGCATGAGGTTATATTATATGAAGAAGAGATTGAAAAGGATGATTTACCTTTCTATGACTTTCACTTACATGATTATCAAGGGCGTTGGATGAGACGTGGAGTAGTAGAAAGATTATTTAAACTACAAGAAAGAGCTAATAGGATTGTTAATGAGAACGCTGAGGCTTCAACTATTGCATCAATGTTGCTTATGAGAACAACTGATCCTGAAACTAATGGTAATGTATTAACAGCAGCTCAATCAGGGCAGATCATTCAAAGTGGAGACCTACAACAAATACCATTGGACAACAGAGCATTTGGAACTTTACTTAATGAGTTACAATCAATAGAAGCTAAAGCAGATAAATTAGTAATGACACCTGAGATTGTATCAGGCGATCCGTTACCATCAGGCACACCATTTAGATCAGCGGCTATCATGAGTAACGCAGCTAAGAGTGCATTTAAACAATCAAGAGATAGAATAGGAATCGTTTTAGCAGAGGTTTTAGATACTGTTATCATGCCTTCGGTTGCTAGATCATTTAAGAAAGAAGATATTGTAGAGATTGCCGACGACCAACAAGACATCGACCAGTTCAATAAAGCATACTCATTAAATGTATTAATGAGAGCAGAGAAAGATATAATCATGCAAGGTGAGTTTATCACACCACAATTAAGACAATTGCTATTTGAAAGTATTACGGCTAGTATTCAAAGAGGAGATAGAAAGATTAAGATTGATAAGTCATTCTTCAACTTTAAATATAAGATCACATTTGATATTACAGGAGAGAATAGAGACAAACAGCAAATGAATGATGCAATGTTTAACGCTTTGCAATTTGTACAGTCTAATCCAGAGATATTAAAGAACAGTCTATTTAAACAATATTTAGAAAACAATGGGATTAGTTATTGGAAACTAGAACCACCACAACCAGCTAATTTAGGCGTTGGGGTTCCACAACCTCAACCACAAGGTCAACCACAGCAACAGGGAGCTGCTCCTAAAGAGCCAATAGGCAGAGGAGGAGAGGACGCTTTAATGTCGCAAGTTGATTCACAATAAATATGAGTTTAAAACAATTTAGACTAACAAAAGAATATCAACAGTTAGTAGAGATACTATTTGAAGAAGCAACTAACATTGAACATAAAAGGATAAGTAAGGCACAGAGATATGAAGATGTAGCAGTACAATACTTAGCCCATCAAAAGGCATCAAACATTATAAGAGGAGTATTGAGAAAGTTAAGCAAGGCAGAAATAGAAGAACAGAGTAAAGAAAGTTATAAGTAATAACATATAGACGTGCTACGGTCTTACAGTGGCGATTAATTTGGTCATGCCAAATGACCTTTAAATAATATGGAAGATGAAACATTAGATGAGTTGCAAGACTCTCCAGAACTTGCTAACGAAGACAGCGTTGAAGAAACTGTCGAGGAAGAAACTTTCGAAGAGGAAGCGACCGACGAAGTGGAGGATAACACAGAGTTGACTACACTAAAGAACAAGAATAAACAGCTCTTTAACAGAGCAAAGAAAGCAGAGGAAGCTTTAAAGGCTGCTAAGCCAGAAAAACCTCAACCTAAAAAAATTAACAAAGCTAGTAATGATCTATTAGGAGTAAAAGAAATGGCTAAATTCTACGCTCAAGGAGGATCAGACGAAGAACTTGAGAAGGTGCAAACCATCATGAGTGCTGGGAAAACTTTCGAGGAAGCAGTAAAAGATGAAATGTTTGTTGCTTACAAGAAATCTGAAGAGAACAAGACTAGAAGAAAAGAGGCTCAAATTAGAAAAACATCTAATGCAAGTATGCAAGGTGGCAAATCAGTTTCTGAGATGTCAGATGCAGAACACAGAGACTTCTTTAATAAAGTTGTTTTTAGCTAAAGATCATTGCAGTAAACAATGATATGGCAACAGGTGCATATCCAACAGGGACAATGACTAACACTACGTTAGCAAACATCATCCCATCAGTTTGGACAGACAAAATCAACAACTTTTTCAGAAGTGAATTAGTTACAGCAAAATTTTTCACTGATTTATCAAGTGAATTATCAGGAGGCGGAAGATATTTCCAAATTCCTAACGTGTCAGAAATGACAGCACATGCTAAAGCTAATGCTACAGCAGTTACAGTAAACAACTTGACTGATTCAAACATTAGTTTAGAAGTTAATACTTGGTATGAAACTTCATTCTCAATCGAAAAAAGAGAAGCAAAACAAGTAAAACAAAGCTACGGCATCCAAGAAATGTATGCTAGAAATGCTGCACATACTACAGCTAAAGTACTAGAAACTGCAATTATTGATTTATTTGCTGGATTTAGTCAAATTGTTGGTGCATCAAATGCAGCAGTAGCCGATAGTGATATCAGACGTGCTATTCAGTATTTAGATGAAGCAGAAGCTCCAGCATCAGACAGAGCTTTCTTCTTCGATCCAGCAACAGCTTGGAACGATGTAATGGCTATCGACCGATTCACATTAGTAGACAACACACCACAAGGAGACCCAGTTGGTAAAGGTGTATTTGGAATGTTATACGGTATCCCTGTATACATCAACCAAAATATCAGAACTGCAGGTTTAAGTGCTGGTTCACCTAAAAATGCTTTGGCTCATAAGGACGCTATTGTACACGCTGAAGGATTTATCGATGTAGACACTAACTATATCCCACAATATCTATCTTGGTTAACAACAGCAGACATTATGTTTGGTGTAATTGAAAACAGAGATACATCTGGTGTATGGATTAAAGCTGCATCATAATTGACAAATTATTAACTTAATATATTTGCTTATTGGTCGGTTCCATAGCTCCCTGCGGAAACCGACCATAAGGGAGAATTTAAATATATGGCTAACAACGTAAAAGTGAACATCACAAAAGTAATAAAAGAAAAATATGATAGAGACGGTAAGCTTGTGGCTAAGAGAGAAGAAGAAAATAAAGAGGGACTTAAACCTCAAGACGTTAATATATATGAAAAATAATGACATACACAAGATGCACGAAATGGATAACGAGATGACTGAAGACTCTCATGTAATGCACATACCAGAAGAGCAGATGAAGTATATTAAAGAGAGTAAGAAGCCAAAGATTAATAAATTTAATTGGAAATAATATGATTAACATAATGGACGGTTATGATTATGCTTTGGGGATGAAGGATATAAACGGTGTAGAGATAAAAAAGAACAGTGTTATAAGAAATGTGAAGCATAGTTTTTATATCAGAGGAGCTCACACGATAGAATATATAAAAGGATGTCATTATTACAAGAAACAATTGCAAGACTATGATGAGTTTTATAAAGAGACGCTTGATAGTTACACAGAAGATAGAAACTTCTTAGAAGAGGGTAATCATTGGGAGGTTGTTGGATCACTTACAGAAAGTGGCAACATCGACACCATTAAAGAATAATATGAAAGCAAAAGCATATTACTTTACATCTAATTATCATGGATGTAACTATGTAAGAGCATTATTACCTATGTATCAGAATGGTTGGTTAGCGGATGTTGAAGGATTGATTGGAGATAGAAAATTGCCAGCCACAATTAGTGCTGAATTGAAAGACTCTAACGTTGCAGTATTTCACAGACCAGACACAGGAGAAGCAAACAATATGGGTGCAATACTAAAAAAGCAGTATGGAATGAAGGTAGTGTTCGATAATGATGACACATTTCAACTTGAAAAAGACAAGACATATGGTGGTAAGTTAGGAGAGGACTTTAAAAGTAAGATGAAAATCAAACAAGGTTACTTAAATGCCTTTCTAAAAGGATGCGATCTTGTGACATGTTCTACTGAGCATTTAGCTAAGGAGTACAGAGAAATAACAGATAAACCAGTAATAGTATTACCTAATTATATCGATGAGTTTGATTGGGCTACACCAAAAAGGAATAATGGCGATAAGGTAAGAATCGGGATAGTTGGCTCAGTGGCTTATTATAATGACTTTGAAATAATACAAGACTACTTAAAAGAATTGCATGACACTAGAGATGACGTTCAAATAGTATTGTTTGGACTTAATACAAAACAGTTTTACGATGATAACGGATTAGTTAAAAAAGTATTTGAAGATGAGCATAGATTTTGGTCATCAATGAATAAAGTAGATCACACACCTTTTGTTGATATGAATAAATACTTTAACACTTTAAATGATCTTGAATTGGACATGATGTTAATACCACGCAAAGACAGTTACTTTAATAGAGCTAAGTCAAATCTAAAGTTTCTGGAAGCTGGTATGTGCGAAATTCCATGTATAGCTCAAACATTCTCAACTAAAGATAGTCCATATGATAATGATATAGATGGAGAAAATGGTTTATTGTTTACGGACGTAGATGATTTAAGGGCTAAAGTAGATGAATTAGTTAAAGACAAAGATAAAAGACGTGCTATGGGTAAAAAAGCACGTGAATATGTACTTAATAATTATAGAATCGAAGACCACGCTCACAAGTGGAGGGAGGCTTATGAGTCTATACTATAATATGATTAAAACATTTAAAGACAAGGAGATAGTAGACTTACTACTTAAAAAAGAGGAATACGTTAAAGGAGGACGTGAGATCAATAAAAAGATCGAAGCTTTACAAGAAGAATTAAGTAAAGGGGGTCATAAAGTTCAACGTATTAAAGACAAGATCAAACCTTTATTTGATAAGTATCAAGAAACACTTGAATTAAAAGAATTTGACGTAGTAACAAGAATGTTTATTGACGAAGAACATAAGGAAAAGGGTGAGTTTGGTATCGAAATTGTTGATAGAATAGAGGAGATTAAAAAATCTATTAGACAATCTGCATTAGAAGAATTAAAAGTAAGGGAAGAAAAGGAGGCTAAAGTTAAGGATGAGGAGAACAAGCGTTTAAGCTAGTATGTATATATTAGTAACAAACAACAGTCTGGGTAACTTCTATGGGACTGAGAGTTGGACATTTGCCATGACCGAGGAATTGAAACGCCAAGGACATGATGTAACAGCTCTAACTAATTGGGTTGGCGATACAGCGGACAGAATGAATTGTAAAATAACTACAAGATATGATCATAGACATTATGATTTAGCTATAGTTAATCATTCAACTTGCTGGGATAAATTGCCTGATAGTTTGAATAAGATTTTTACTAGCCATAGTAAATTCGTATCTATAGAGCAACCCCCTGAAGGTGCTAGATGGGTTGGTGTGAATGAATACATTAACCCTGATAGCGTTATAAGAAACGGTATTGATTGTGATAGATTCAAGCCAACGTCTGTTAATAAAGAGTTAAAGACTATCTTATATTTAAGTAATCCTGATTATGCTAACGGAAGAAAGGTTGTTGAAGAAGCGTGTAAAGGCTATAAGGTCATATACATTGAAAAACAAATATTCGATATAGAAGTATTGATAAATCAAGCTGATTTAGTTATATCAATGGCAAGAGGAGCGTTGGAGGCTATGGCTTGTGGCAAAAACGTTATATATGGAGATTGGAGAGCTGAATGGTGTAAATCTTTTCAAGGCGGTGGAATGATAACTAAAGACAATTTTAATAAATTTAAAAAAGGTGATTATAGTGATAAACCAATCAAATTCACAGCACAAACTCTTAGAGATGAAATAGAGAAATACGATTACAGGACAGGGGAGTATCTAAGAGAGCAAGTATTGGAGCATTATAACATAGAGAAAACATGCAAGAAGTATCTGACATATATCAAGAAAGATATTTAGATCATCAAGAAAACAGAAAGCCTAAAACTATTAATAGCAAAGTTAAACGTGAATACTACACAGAGTTAGAAGTTGACGGGTTAGTTAAGATATTAGAACAGAGAAAGAGTACGAGAAAGTTCAATGGTAAGTTAAAGGAGAATGAGATATATCAGATTATAAGCATGGCTAAGTTAGCACCATCAAGTTGTAATAGAAAGGCTATAGATATAATTAAGTGTCCTGACAATGTAAGAGATGTTTTAGTCGGCGGTAAAGGATGGTGTCATAAAAAGTGTACAGTATTGTTATTTAAACCTAATATAGATGCTTATAAATCACCTTACGAGAGGGATTTTATGCCCTATTTAGACACTGGATTCATGGCACAAAATATATATCTATATTGTGAAGCGGTGGGACTTGGATGTTGCTATATTAATCCAAACACATACAACATGCTAGAAACTAACATCACAGGTGCTATGGCAATAGGTAAATTATTTTAAAGGGGAGATGTAAAAATATGGTAACAATAGAAGAATTTTTTAATCAAATTTACGATGACTCTGGAGATAGTCCAGCGTTAAGAGTAAATAGCGTAAGCGGAACTTACACAACTCAGGTAACTGAGAATTATTCAACACAAAGTATTTTAAATCAAGTATACGTAGATGGAGCAAGTCCAGCAATGCGTACTTCATAATTATAAATTGGGGAGATATAATATATATGGCAGACAACAAATCAATACAAGATATCTTAGGAGATGTTTTGGACACATCTGGAGCTAATCCAGTTTTAAGAACATCAGGTGGCGGAGGAGCTTCACCTGTCACAACAGAGGGAGATGTTATTGTGGGCGATGGCTCTGGCGATGAAGCTAGACTAGCTATTGGAGCTAACGAAACAGTATTAACATCAAACGGTACTACAGCTACATGGGCTGCTGCAGGAGGCGGTGGAAGCGAAACAGCGATGGATCCTATGAATCTCTCCTATCACACATGGACACAAAATTTTGTCGAGAGCAGCGCAGGAAGCGTACTACTAGACTGGTCAAGTGCTGGCACTATATCTTCAATGCAGACAGATTTATTTACTGGGATGCAGATACAGGGGGATAATACTAATGATTTTAATTTTAGCAAAGCTTTTCCTACAATAGCTGGAGATACTGGGAATACTGGAGGATTTGACTCAACAACTAGGATGATATTCGCTTTCGGGATGAAGTGGACAGTAAATCAAAACGATGACTACATCGGGTTTGGTACGGCAGACGGAAGTATTACTGGTGTAATTAATCCTATAGCCACAGCTTCCGATAGGGCTTGTTTTACATACAACGCCTTAGATCAGAAACTATATGCTGTAACTTCTGATGGTTCAAGTGTCACAGCTACTGACGTAGATTCTGAATTGACATTTGCTGGTCAACACAATTACTACATAATAGATATAGATTACACAGCTACAAATACTGTTAAATTTTATATAAATGGGTCTTTGGTGGCTACTCATACAACTAATTTGCCAGATGGGACATTCTCTTTATACGGAGCAGCAGAAGAAGATGGTACTAACGATGTAATAACAACTCCTTGGAATATCTCTATAAAGTATTAATAATTAAATTATATGAAAAAAAAATTAATATACGAATTAGAATCAGCAATTAAAACATTCTTAGCAATGTTTGGGCTTACTTTACTTATGAATATCGGCGATAACTTCTCTTCAATGTCGGTTGGAGAGTCTGGTTACTGGGCAATGATCTTATCAGCAGTTCGTGTCGCTGGTAAAGTAGCCTATGACTTCGTTAAACCGCTTATAGTAAGCATGGTTAATTCTCTTAGAACGTATGTCAGAAAATAATATAGATGAACAAACTGAATTATATAACAAAGGTGTTAAAACTGGCATTAAACACTCAGTCCCTTCGCCAATTACATTAAGTAAATTCGATGAGCTTGCTAAACATAATGGAGAGCAGGACGTTAAATTAGGCAATATAGAAACAACGCTAGGTTATATAAATGACGGAATTAAGGGTATTAACAAAAAGTTAGATGACATGGATGACGTTAAGGGAGATGTAAAAGGATTACTTGTATTTAAAACGGTTACTATACTTGTTATCACAGCTGTAGTTGGTGCAGCATCAGGAATGTTTGGCTATCTATTTATAAATAGTAATAAACATAACGTTGATGGTGCTACTTTAGATGCTAGAATGACAGCAGTTGAAGAAACAGTCAGTAACTATGACTAATATGGGAAAATATGACAGTGGTGAAGATGATCTAGTGATGGGTATATTTGCCCGTATAGCTGGATTTATACTATTTATTTATATAGCTTATAAAATAATTGAAAGATTATGATTAAATTAAGGTTACCATTAAAACATATAAATATAACTCAGCCTTTTGGAGTTAGTTATGTTAATTTTTATGATAAGCTAGGGTTAGATGGGCATAATGGTGTTGATTTTCGTACTAAAACAGGATGTTTTGTATACTCTGCTCATGATGGTGTTGTTACTAAGTCAAAAGATGATAAAGAGTTCGGCAAATACATTGAGATATTTAACAAAGAGATGAATATAAAAACGAGATATGGTCATTTAAGTAAGCTTAAAGCGAAAGAGGGGCAAGAAGTTAAGGCAGGTGAATATATCGGTTTAGCTGGAAACACTGGCAAATATACATCTGGCCCACACCTTCATTTTGATCTAAAAATAACATATGAGAATGGATCTACGTACAATTCTTCTAATGGGTTTAAGGGGGCTGTTAATCCTGCTACTTATTTTGCTTATAGATTCAATGGTAAACAGATGTCGCCGTCTGATTGGAAGAAATCAAGAGCGTATCACAGATATGATAGAGGACGTCCGAAAGGTGGTTATCAAAATGAGGTTAAAGTTGTTATGTCCCTTATTCCATACCTTAAAAGGTTGCCGAAAAATGAAGAGATAAATGCTTGTGTATATGGTGGCTGGGATCGTGAAGTGTTGAAAAACCCTGCTATGCGTGAACTATGGAGCAATTTAAAAAAGAGTGAATACTTAACTAAAATAACACCTTATTTAGACAGGGGAGTGGAAATATAAAAATATGAGCAATGAATTATCAAGTGTACTAAAAAAACTAATTAAAAAACTAACTTTGAATAATTTGCAGAAGTGCATCACTATCTTTCAAACA